ACATATTTGTAAACAGTATAAAGTTCCGTTTCAATCGTTGGTGTATTAGTTTCTAAACCTTTAGGTGTAATAGTTATAGTATTGTTTATTGTAGAAATTAAACCTGCAACAACTAAACTGTTAATTATATTCTTTACAGTTTCAACATCTAAACCTAATATCTTTGCAGCCTTTTCGGGTGTTGTTTCTGGTGCGCCTTTTAATAAATCTAATACTTGTTTTTCGGCATCCGTTACAAATTTATGCTTTGCAAATTCAAAATTAAAAGCCTCAGCATTACTACCAAATGTTACAAACTCTTCGCTAACTATCGGGTCATCATTGTCATCTATTGCACTACCTTCGAATAAACTAAGAACATAGTCAGTCATATCAACTTGCTTATCAAACTTACTAAACTGAGCTTCGGGAGTTGCAAATAAAACATTAATATCTTAGTCACTTAATCCGTAACTATTCTTTAGCATCATTGCAGCCACCTCTTTAGTAGTCTTTTGATTGTTAACCTCACGAATTAATCTTTTAATATTAATCCATTGTTTGCCGGTTAAGTTCTTTAAATGCTCATTTACTTGCGTTTCTGGTATCTGAGCTAAATCACCATCAACTGTAACTTTGTCTTTAATATCAATACCTAACTTTTTAGCGTAATGCTCACGTAAAGTATCTAAATCAAATAGTGATTGAAGTAAAGCAGTATCAAAAGGTAAATCAATATTAGCAGGTTGTTTCTGTTTTATTTCTAATAAAGATAAGTCAACACCGTTAACGGCTGCTAAATCTTTAATAATGTTTAAGTGGATTTCTTGTCTATGCTCAATATAACTAAATAACCATCTTTCAAACTTCTGTAAATAAATAGTGTTATCGCCAATGTTAACCGAGCCGTCAAAAATAGCGGCTAAAGCAGGATCTGTTCTGTGGGCTGTAAAGATATTTTGTTGTGAACGTTTAGCAACCTGCTCAAACATTTTATCTAAATCGCTTTGTGAAAACGTTGTTAACTCAGCTTTTTGACCGCCTTTATCAACAAAATTAAACATCATTTTACCCGTGTTAGAACTACCTTTAAATTTACGGTCAAAGAATTTAGCGTATTTTCTTTGCTCTTCCTGAGTTGGCTCACCGTTAAATAAACTCAACATAGCACTTGCAAACATGCCATTCTTTAAATGTGAATAGTTAAAGTTAGTTATCTCAATATTTGTTTCAATATCCTGTAAGCCTTGTTGGTAGTTAGGTGCTGGGTAAATATTGCCAAATTCCATTGCACTCATTACTTCTGTTTTGTAATAAAGTATTTGAGTTCCTGTTCTTATGTTAGGGTTAAAAATAGGATATTCAATAAATGATTTATGCTTATGTGCCTGGTCATTTACACATCCATTATCGTCAACCCATTGCTCACAATAGAAAAGAGTTTTACCATCTGGTGAACGTCTAAACTTACTAAATTCTTGGTTATAAACCTCAGCTATTTTACCGTTAAAATCGTAAACTATTTGTAAAGCAATACCGTCAAATATTTCAAATGGTGTTACGTTCTTTCTAAATAGACTATTCCAATCTTCAAAGCGATTAGCGTGTGATAAGAATTTATCGTATTGCGCTTGTTGTGATAACGTTAATTTGCTTTCGTCATAACATAAGCCACGTCCATAAACATGGTCCGCCTTAGCCTTTATAATAGCACCGTGAACGGCATCTCTATTGTATAGTTCTAATAAGTAATTAGGGTGTGAGTTATGCTCCCCCCATTGTAGATATTTACCACTAGATATTTTTCTAATAGCAGGCGAAAATGCACTATCAAATTCAATTTGTAAAAGGTTACCGACCTGTGTTATATTATTGCCCATTTGTTACGATTGATGTTCTTACATCTTTATAATAAATATTAGTTACTGAGGGTGCTTTCCACCACGCCTTACCATTTCCAACTTCACCTGTTAACGTTCTAATATCTGTTGTATTTATATTTGCATAATTGAATGCGGCTGCATTAGCCGATTGATAAACGTAGAATGAATAACTACCATAGTCATCAAATAAAACGCTGCCATTTAAAGGTACAGCCGCTCCAACGGTTATAACAAAACGTTGTTTATTATTATCTAAGTTAGTGTAAGTACTTGTACACGCTACTTTGCGACCTGTATTATCATTAATGAATACAAAGACAAATTGAGGATTTGCAATAGTTGAATTTTCCGTTACCGAAATATCAATAGTATTAGCCCCTGTTATTAATTGCATCATATACTTATTAAATACTAAAAACTTTGAAATGTTACTAAAACCTCAGCGATTTTATAAGAACCTCAACGCTTTATAGATAAAGCATCAGAAAGAAAAAATAATAGAATTACCAATTTGCTATCAGGAACGATAGGAGCGTTATTAGGGGCGCTAATAGGATTGGCGGGACAATGCCAGCAAAAACAGCCTGAACAATCAAAGCAGATTTTTCCGACAATCCAAATCGTTCACGACACAATTTATAAAGAAGTTCAAAGAAATAATAAAGATACTTCATTGGTTAGAATAGTTAAAACAAAATAAATTAGAAAATCACGATTCAATTTTATTAAGACTTCTTAACCCAAAGAACATGGGAAAGCCATCCTATAATAAAAAAACCAATCATTAACATTATTGCGCTTGCTACATCCATTTTATAATTTATAAAAGTTTATATCCTTTTTTTTCCTATAAGGAAACCAGCGATAAACCCAATAAAAGCACTACCAAAAGTGCAAGTAAGTGTTATAATAATTGCCATAACTAAAAATTTATTTGGATCTACTATTCGCTCTTTACTTTCTATTAGAAAAATACATGAGTAAAAATATTACTATTATAGAATAACCTAATACTATTATAAGTCCCATTTTATAAAGTGTACTTTGTTAAACGTAAAGGCGACAGCACACAATTACAAATGTAAACATTTGTTTTTATATAAAAAAATTTATTTTAAAATAAAAAAGCCTGAAACTTACGGGTCTCAGGACTTACATTTATATTTTAAGAAGTTAATTAAGCAGGTATCAATAGTAAAGCAGCTAAAGCGTTTGGTACAACGTTTGCAAACGTTCTCTCTTCACCTGTTAACACTATTGTATATCCCGAATCATCATTACCCATTGCACCACTCGCAGCGGTTGCAGTTGTAATTCTCATTCCGAATTCTTGTCCTAATAATCTGAATGCACCGTTCTTATCCTTAACCATCCAAATAGTATCTTGCTTTGCTAACAATAAAATTTGTTGAGCAACTGCAGCTTGTTTCTTTGGAATGTATAAATTCAAAGTAATTGCATTCATTAATGTTCCGTTTGTATTAGCGGTTAACACCTCAGTCTCATTCGCTTTACCATAGTCAAATTCAAAACCCCACATCTTTTTACCAGTTTGTAAAAAAGAAGCTACGTTAGTAATACTACCACTTGCAGCGGTAATAGTTCCTTGTGTATAGTTTGAAAATTCTACGGCATAAACGTTTGTAAGTCCGGGTGAACCATCTCTACAATCTCTTGCTATTCCCGATGTTATCGGGCAACTTGATAATGCCATGTTTTTATATTTTTTTAATTAAGAGGGGTAAACTTAATTACCCCTCAATTTATTTATTTATTTATCTAAACCCCAAGGTAGCGGTATATTCTTGACGGAAAAGCAACTTGTACTCCTAGTTTCCACTCAGCGTGAAACTTTAAGTTTTGATCGTCATCTGATTTCCAAACTTTGAATTTCTCTTCTTCGTTAGCCATGTCAGTTCCGATGTACATATTTTCTGGCTCGATAGCGTAGATGTAATTTAAACCAGATAAACCAGCAACTTCAACGATTTCAATGTTTGCACCTTCAGCATACAACTTAGTCTCTTCACCTGTAGTGTTGAATAAATTATCAGCACGTAATTTGAAGCGGTATGTTGCAGCCATTTGAGGTGACATTAACATTTTGATAGTTGGGTTACCTTGGTAAACATCATTGTCAGCAATAACTAAATTAGCTAAACCTTTGATAGCAACACGGCTATTAGCTTCAGACCATGCAGTACCTGAATAAGTACCACCGATTGTAGCAGCTCCGATAATTTTTACAAATCCATCAAAACGATTTAAGTAAGCGTTTGTTGAGTTTGTATCACCTTGCCATAAAGCAATTTCGATATCTTTTTTAGCGTTCTCCATTGTGTTATCAATGATTTCTTTAGTGTAAGCTAAAGAGTCATAATCACCACCTGCAGCTAATTTCTTTTGAGTGAAATACGGCTCTAAGTCACGCTCACACCAAAGCATATCAATTTTTGATTTACCTACTGTGATAGTACGTTGAGTGATTGCAGTCGAACCAGAAGCGTTAAAAGAACACGCTTGAGCTTGGAATACACCACGAGTGTTAACTACACTAATAGTTTCAGCCGACTTAATGCCAGTCTGTTTGTTTTTCACTAAGTCCATTGTTGGTGAACCCGAGAATAACTTTGCGTAGATTAGTTGTTCTGGTTGCTCTACGTATGCAACCGCTGTTATTGAATATGCCATTTTTTATTTTTTTTTATTTGTTTATATTTATTTGTTTAATCCTAATTTGCTAAACATTTTATCTTGCTTTGAAAAAGAACGCTCAGGTGTAACAATAGGGTTAGCCATTGGCGTACTTAAAAGGTCAGTAAATGTTTTTGAGAATGTTGCTAAAGTTGCTTTTAACTCTGTATTGTCTTTTTCAACTGCATCAAAACGAGATACTAAAGCCGAGATAGTTTTGTTAGCCAAATCTAATTTAGCGTTAACATCATTAACCGCAGCGTCCATAGCTTCTTGAGTTACAGGAGCAACCGGCTCAACAACTTCAGTAGGTTCGTATTCTAATAATAGACCAGCATCACCAACTGTAATTTCGTCACCATTTTCTAATACATGGTCACCAGCAGGAGCAGGAAGCTCACCATCAGGAGTTACAACAGTTACGATTGTCTCGTTAGGAATTGGCATTGGTGTTGAGTATTTTACTACCGTACCATCTTTTGTTTTTATCTCACCTGCTACAGGCGGAACAGTCTCAGGCTCAGCGTTATTAACTGGCTCAACAACTGGAATTGGTGTTTCAAATTTAAAAGCCTTTGCAAAAGTTTCCTTTTGTGCAGGCGATAAAATTGAGTTTACCAAATCTTTAAATGTTTTATGTTCGTTCATACTTATTAAATACTTAAGATTTATTTTTGTTTACTCTAAAATTACACTTAACAGGTGGGCGCAAAATTCATCGCTTAATTCAGTAGCCACACTTTCATAAAAATTACCCTCAACACTAAAGCCTGTGTAAATACCCGTCTTAATATATTCATCCCAAACATTCTTATCACCTATGTAAATAAAACCAAACCAAGTACCGTCAACTAAATGTTCCTGCCCTAAAGGCGGATTAACACCCATAGCACGATTAATAATAAACGATTGATATAAATAGCTATCGTTAATCATGCGTGTGTTATCGTGCATTTGGTTAACGTTATTAGCGTAACTTAATTTAGCGTGTTTCTTAACTATTTGCTCAATAGTTTTAGATGAGAATTTAACGTTGTATTCCTTTTTTGTTTTCTCGTCTATTCTAGGAATAGCCATGTCGGGGATCATTAAAGCACCGGCAAGTATTTGTCTATCGCCTGTAGGAGCCGCAAAGTTTCCTTTTTGACTTCCGCAAGTAATACGGATTGTTTTTAATTCTTTGTTAGAACCAAAGGCAAAGTAGCCTTGTTCAATAGCAGGACTATCTACGGTTGCAATGGCAGTAACGCCACTAGCATCTTTTACATCGTCTTCAATTGTTAAATCTATTAGTTCCATATTTATTAAATACTAAATTGTTTAGTTTGTTTACTTTAGAATGTAGCTTGGTCTTTAATCTTATCTATTGTGTTAGTTGAATTTCTTAAGTCTGTTTCAACAACGTATGTTTTAATAGGCGGTTGGTTAAAGTTGTTGTTATTGTTTCCTGTAAAAGTTGTTGTGTTTTGTTGTGGCGCTGCTATTGATGGCGTGCCATTGCCACTTGGCATATTAGTATTAGCACTTGGTAAAGATGGTGAGCCACCTGAACCACCTGTGCTTGTATCAATACTACCGCCATCAAACTTTGCACTCGCTATTTTAGCAACATTTAAAGCTGCTGTTACTGCTACAATCCCTGCTAAAATCGGACCAACAATCGGACCAGCTTGTAACTGAGATTGAACACCCATAACCCCCGACATAATAGCGTTTGAAATAGCAAAAGCCTTATTAGCTTGAAATTGTTTTTTCTTTAATTCAAGTTCTTTAGCGGCATCGCCCTTTGCGCCTTGTTGTCTAAGTGAAAAGAAAGCATCACTAAGCCCCTGAGCGGCTGTTAAAGATTGAGTGGTTAGGGCTAAACCTTCTTTTAATTGTTTTTCTTTAAATTCTTTTTCTTTTTCTAAATTTATTTGATTGTATTTATCTTCTAAGCCTTGTAAACCTTGTAATTCTAATTCTTTTTCCTCTAGTTTTTTTATTCCAGATGATTTCTCTAAATCTACCCTTATTGCTAAATCGCTTTCACGCCTTATCTTTTCGTCTTCATCAAATTTTAATTGATCTTCATACCTTTTTTTATAAGCTGCTAAATGTTTTTCTAAATACTCTTTATATTTAGTTATTTTTTCTTTATTATCAGCTACAATTTCTAAATTCTCTGTTGCTCTTGCGGCTCTAATAGCCTCTAAATTACCAGCTAATTGTTTACGCTTTTCCTCATCTAATTCACCACCTGCCCTAACATAAGCCTCGATTTGTTTAGCAAGTATCATATTAGTTTTAATAATATTCTCTTGCTTTTCTTTCTCTACCTCAATAGCACTTTTGCCTGTTGCTTTAATTGCGGCTATCTGTCTATCATAAGCAGCGTTTTGTTCGCCTAGTTTTTCAGTTGCAGCGTCACTAGATTTTTTAATAGCCTCGCCTTGCTTTTCTAAAGCCCTGCTAGATTCAGTTGTTGCACCTATTAAATCAGTTACGAAGTTTTTAACGTAACTAATTGCATCGCCAACACCTCTTAATACTTTAGCTAATACCCCACTACCCTTACTTAACTCTTCAAAGTTTTCGTACAAGTACATTACACCTTGAACTAAAAGCATAATACCCGTAGCCGCTAAAGCTGTTTTCATTACGGCTAATCCTTTTTTAACCGAATCAAAATCTAAGTTTTTTAAACCATCGCTTAACTGTGAAAAACCTGCACTAGCTCGACCTGCCGAGTTTTCACCTAATGAACTATTAACAGCGTCTATTTTTTTATTTAATGCAGCCGCTTCAATAGTAAGGTTTCTAAACTCTTTAGTGTTTTGCTTACCTTGACCAGCTAATAAAAATAACTCATCTTCTAAAACTTCAAACTGTTTTCTTAAATCTTGAGTTTCTTTAATAGCTTCCTTTTCAGCTTTAGCAACGTCCTCTAAAGATTTAGCATATTGTTCTTCCGTTTGGGTTAACTGTTTTAATTGAGAATTTAGATTATCAATTTGTTTAACAGCCTCTTTTTGTCGCTCACTTCCTATGTCGGCATTTTCAGCAATTTTTTGTAAGTCGCTAATGCTATCTTTTAATTCCTTAACTGAGTTGATAGATTTTTGAACTCCATCAACCTCAATACTTATTACTGTTTTTTCTGCCATGTTATACTGCTATTATTATTCCTGAATCAATATCACTCCATTGGCAATCTATCTTAACGGTAGCGTCAATAGGTGCGTCGGTTGTGCCGTAGTTAAATCTTATGTAAGTATCTGTAGCTGTTTTTTGTACCGATACAAATTCTGTATTAACCCTGTTTCCAGTTGACCCTTCTTTTATTCTGGCTTGGTCATTATTTAAAATAGTTAAAGCCCTTGCAACGTCTGCATCTTTAATAAAAAAAGCACCAACGTTATATCCGCTCATATCTGCGCCCGTTGTTTTAGTTATAGGTACGGATGTTGTACCATCCCATAAATCAAAATGTACATTTGTGCAATTAGTTAAAGTGGTTTTAGTTATGATTTCACCGTGAATTGAAATTATCTTTGTAGTCCCCGTTAATTGAAATACATTAACATTTGCAGTTGTATTGTTTGCATTTAATGTTATTGTATTAGTAACGTGTTTACCACCCAATCTAATTATTGCACCCTCAGAAGTGTTATCACTTCCAGTGCCGGTAAATATTCTTTTTAAAAAATCTAAATATGCCATATTAATAATTTATGTATAATTGTTTAACCCCTCCGCTATCTAATCTTTGAATGATAGGCAAAGCAGCATATTGATTGAATGGTGCTAATGAAGTATCGTAAGGAACGGAATTGCCCATAACCTCAACCGTTGCATCGGCATCACTTAAATAAACTATGTTGGCAGACCCGTCGGCTCTAATAAAATTAACAGTACAATGATTCATTGTAACACTATCCCAATAGATTGTAATATCCCCAGCCGTTGCATCTACAAATACAGTTCTATTGTTATATGTAATATCTAAAGTAGTATCGCTAGTTATTGTTATAGGTGCATTTGGAGCTATAATGCTTGAATTATTACTTGCGTTAGTTATAACAACATTACTTAATCCAATACCTCTAAAAGCACTTACATCACCGTTAACTACAACATTAGTACAATTATCTAACTGAATATCAGTAGCACCACTTGCTATAAAATTACCCCTGCCATTAACTATATGAGATGCGTTACCGTTGTTTGTGTTATTTATTCCATTAGAGTAATTACCGTTAACTATTCTATTTAATTCGCTAGGGTCTTCATTTGGTAACTCTATTGTATTCGATTGCCATGTGTCATATTCCTGTAACTTCAACATCGTAACTAATGTACTTTGTTGAGTATTCATGATATACTCAAAGTTTTGAATGTAGAAGTAACAGTTAAAATGATCTACCCAAACTACTTTTCTAAAACTAAAATCTTTAACTTTTAATTCATTAAGATTAAAATAAGCCTTAACAACTGCTGAACGTTTATCGCTCAACTGATTAATCATTTTAGAATAGTATTTATTCTTTAAGTTGTTATTGGTATAAGTAGCGTTAATGTAATTGTAGTAAACCTTTTGTGGTGTGTCCCAATTTAAACTAAGTGTAGGTGTGTAAGGATTGTCTACTTCGCCAACGAATGGATAGTAATTGTAAACCGTATCACCGGCTATTGAACTTCTTAGTTTCCAACCGCCATAAGACATATTAATATTACCACCTCTATAAAGTTGGCGTATTACTGACTTCATTGGTTTGATAGTTCCGTTATCGTTTTTGAATATCTTAGGTAGTATTAAGCCATTAACTTGGTTATCTACTATTGGAGTAGGTGCATAAATTAACTCAGTCTTTTTAACGGGCTTAACAAATTCACTTACACAATCGGTAAAACCAAAACCATAAGTTTGTTTATATTGTTTAAAATAAGTGTCGTTATATTGGTCGCTATCTTGTTTATTCCAAAATTCATAACGCTTTGTGTCAAGTTCGGAAACCGGCAATACTTCATAATCTTTACTAAAGTCTAATAACTCAGACCAGTTATCTTCACCTACATAAAATCCGTCATCACGTGGCTCAATAATATAATCTTTTTCCTTGTCTGGATTAGGAATCATGTAAAGATTAGCCGCCTTTATTTCAGTCATTAACCAATCAATCTGTTTAACCTCGGTAGGAATACATTGGTTTATTTCTAAAAAACCTCCTTCTGTAATATTGTTATTTACTAACCTTGCAGCATAAGTACTGTTAACTTTTGAATCAAATCTCCAAGTTGTTGCGCCGTCAACAATAAGAACATTTGTAGCTGTAAATAAATTAAAACGAATATAACCAGCTATTTCAACTCTATAATTCTCGGTTGCTAAAGCAGCCCAAGATGGTATTTGTACATAAACTTGGTGTGATGAAGTTAATGCAGGTAATGTTATATTGAATAAAGAAACCGAATTTGTACCTACTGCCTGCCAACCTACACCGTTAAATTGTGTTATGTAAACATCAAAACTTGCAAGGTTAATCTGAGCATAACTTGCAGCTCCAGCAGTCGCTCCAATATTTTCTAAAACAACATCAAAATTAACTAACGTTTCAATTATAAAAGTATTAGTTGTTGTTGGCGAAAATATACCATTTGCAGGTGTGTAATTACCGCCTGGGTCATTATAAGGTAAAACGTTATCTTCATTAAACAAAACAACTTCGCTAGGAATAGAAAGACTATTAAGAATTTTTGTCCCATACCAAGGACCGTAAAAACAATTAGTAGCCGTTCCCGTTTGCGTAGCATTACGCCTTGCATAGAATTGGCTATTAGCTATTCCCGTCGTTCCTAACGTTAGATATTCTTTTGTTGGTGGTATTAATTGACTTTTATAATATGCGCTATCTAAGTAAGTAGAAGTCCATGTGTAACCTGCAGCCGCAAATATCTTTGCCATGTACTCACGCTTGTATAATTGCGGTCTCATGTGTTTAACATGATATTCAACATCAGTTAGTATTTGGTTTTCGCCCCAATTAATTAAACCGTAATAGTAACCAGAGCCAATAACACCCGTTACACTTGTTGCAGGTATCCAACTGTTTGTTACATTAGCAGCGGTTAAATCGTGGTCATAGTCGCTAAAATCTAAATCAGTTAAATAAGCATCACCAATAGCTAAAAACAAATTGCCAATAGTTCCCGTTGCTGTGGTTTGGTAGTTAACCGTTTTACTATCAGGGTCAACAATCACTTTTATTAATTGCAAATCACCATCTAACTGCAATACCTCATTAACGTAATATTTTATCTTACATTTTAATCGAGGGTCAAAAGTAGTTAGTGTACTGTTTAGTTTCCAAATAACTCTAAAGAATAAATCAACATCCTTAGAATTAAAGTTTATTGTTTTAGAAAATGTTGTATTTCTTTTGCTAGGGTCTTTAACGTCTGCTATTAAATAGCTTAACGATAAAGGTATTTCTTGAATATAACTTACGTCGTATTCAGCACCAGCTTGGTCATATAATAATACTTTTATGTTAGCCACGCTGTCTAAAGTTTTGGTGAGTATAATCTAAATCTATTTGATAGTTTCTTAGTCTATCTGTATTCTTAGTAGTGTAACTTGTTTGTGTTACCTTAACACCTTTGTAAGTTGTTAAACTGCCAATATCTAAGCGTACATCAGTAGAAGTAAACAAATCTTTATGCAAGGCAAATTCAGCATCTGTTAACCAATCGCTGTTTAATTGTAGCTTGTCTTGAATGGTTACTGATTGTATCTTTTCGCTATTTAAAGCAGGATCTAAAGTCATAACGTTAGCGATTAAGGACCAACCACTCTTTCTAAATGAAGTTGTTGTTTTACTGCTAGATAAAGTAGCTGCTAAATTGCAATGTAATGTTTCATAAGAGCCATTAGCTTTTAAATAATGCAAGGTATAAACCTCAAATTTAGGGTTACATTCTATTGTTATATTTTTGATAACATCATTTGTGTCACCATTTTTAATAACATAAGATGCAACGTTAGAAGTAATGATAGGATATGTGCCACTATTAACGGTAACAAGTGGGGCTGCTATTCCTAACAAGCCTTTATAACCAACGTCGATAGCAACGTAATTATCTGAATATAAACCCGTGCCGGCATCTGGTCTATTGATTGAATAGTTGCCTAATAAAGAACCAGCTGCATCGTAAGTAAATACATCAATCTTATTTAATTCACCTATATTTTCTTGACATAAAGCGTAAAGATATTGCGAACGGTCTTTGTATGTTTTGCTAGGAAGTATAGTTAAGTAAACTAAATTAGGTATTGAACTATCATAACAAAAGTAGTTAGGTGAATAAGGAGCCATAAACTGTTTGTCAACTCCTGCATTCCAAGCTGTATAATCTGTGTCACTTCCTGCAAAGTAAGTTGGTGTGCCTAATACGTCATAAGTTTCACCAATATTAAAACGAAACTTTCTAGTTGCATTAGTGCATTTTTGCCACCCGTACAAATTAACGGGAATATAGTTAACCATTAATAGTTGAACATACGCTTGTAAATCCATTACTAATTTATTATTAGGGTCTGGTTTTACTTCGATAGTATCAAATGTATAAGAGCCTGTTACATCGGTTAAAACGATTGTGTAATAAAAGTTAGGCTGTATTGTTTCTGTTGACGTTGCAACTACCCAATTCTCATTATAAGCTGGTGTAGGTGATGTTGGGCTTGATTCTATTGTTATTGCCATTATACTACTGTTACTTCTTTACCTATTAATTTAGATATGTTAGTTAATAAATCTTTTAAATCCTGAGGATTAGAACCTTGCTTTACAAATGGTTTAGGCTTAATTCCTTTTTTACCTATTGACCTTGCCACTATAAAAGCAAACTGTTTAGCTGCTTTTTGGAATGGTAGCTTTTTAACTATTCTTTTAGTAAACCCTTTCTTTTTATTATATTCGATTGTCATATCGTATATAATTTTAGAGGGACTTATTCCATTCTTAGCTTGCCACTTTTCGCCTAAAACTTTAGTAGGTGGTTGTTTACCTTTCTTTCTGCCATTCTCAATATAATACCAATAATCTTTATCAGCATATACATTAAGAGTTACTCTGTTAACACCGTAAACAACACCGCCTTTAAACCTAATATCTGGTGGATTTGGGTTACCTCTGCCACCTTTCTTAAGAGCGTCAAATAAAGATACCTCTAAATCATTCGCCCACTTTTCAGTAAAGTCATTTAGTAATTTATCTATTTCTTCGTTGACGTTCAAGTTCTTCGGCTTCCATTTTATTCTTATCCTTAAGATAAGCTAGTTCATTTAATAATCTTATTACACTCCACTCATGCACATCGTCTTCTGTTATTCTATTGGCTTGTGATACCTCTTTAACTATGTGAATCCATCCCCAAAAATCGACAAACCTTTCTCTCTCAGTTCTGTTTCGATCTCTTTGTTTATCGTCTTCATCGCTTCCACCCCCTCCAAATAATCCAAGGTATTTAGATTCCAATTCGACAATACTTCTAAGCAAAAAAAAACACTTGGTTGAGCTATCGACATTGGAGCGTTTAGAAACTTATCAGCTATCTCAGCGTGTTTGTTACCATCGTATTTGAATGATAAGTATTGAGCAGGCTCATAAGTCAAGGCGCAAAGTTCGTGTAGTTTATTAGGAAAGTAGTCGGGCTGCTCCATTAATGTTTTAATGGTAATGTAACGAGCCACGTTTATATCGTTTACCGAACGTGAAGCCTTGTAAAAGTTACCAGATTGCCATGTAATTAACTTAGGTTGTGGTTTGTACTTAACTGACTTTAATAAACCACAAGTAAAAGACTTAAAAGATACTTTAGGCTGGATGGGTTTAGTAAGGAATGAAAGGCTTTTAACTAAGTACTTGTAATGCTTTAAATCTAAGTTCTCAACTTCGTCATAGGTTTTGCCGGTAAAGAATGATATAATACGTGACCAATCTATTTCGCCTTGTAGGTGAGGATAGATGGTTTGGTATTGTTCAATGGTTACTTTATTCCAATTAAAAGGTATTGTCATATACCTATTAAATACTAAAAAAGTTGATTTGTTTTAGGCAAATGAATAGCGACCTGTATTTTTTAAAGTCTTTAAAGCATGGTAAGCAATAGCACAACTCATAACCCCGTCATCGTGAAAACCCTTTGGTGCTGAGTATTTTATGCTACGTGTTTTTTGTGAGTACTCATAAGTAAACACATCAAATTCCTTTTTAAGCCAATCTAAATCTAATATGCTAAATTCTTTGTTTTGGACTGCCACTTGTAAACCCTCGATAATATCCTGTTTACTTTTTGAGGTGGTGTAAAATGGCTCTACTCGGTTGTACCTTGCTTTTATTTGCTCATAAAGCACATCGCCAATACTGTTAACCTCAACATAGCACATAGCGTTCCACTTGGTTAAATGTGGCATTAAATCGTTTATAATGTTTGACCAAGTGTTATGCCGCCACCTATTACAATAAACGGTTTGACCTTTAGAATTAAGAACAGTTAAAACGGTGTAGTCATCTGCCCTACCTAAATCTATTCCTGCATAGTATTGCTCAGCTCCACTTGGTGAATCATTAACTACTACACCAACAAACACACCCGTGCCACCGTCTATAAACTCAGCTAAGTATTCCTGTCTAAATACATTTTCAGGAAGTGTTAGCCTAGCGTCATCTATTTCAGTTGGGTTAATTAGCGGATTGTCATAAGAGGTCATTGTAAATGACTTGTAATTATCATTTACACCGTCTAAAGAATGTATTTTATAGAAATGGTTTTTACCGAAAGGAGTTGAAAGGAATAATACTTTTTGACCTCTAACTAATACGGTTGCTCTAAATACAGAAGTCCAAGCATCTTCAGGTTGGAACGCAAACTCATCCATAATAAGAAAGTCGAATGTTTCACCCCTTGCACTATCGTAACTTTCTGCTGAATAAAAGTTTAAAGATGAATTGTTATGACCTATTAGAATTAGATCGGTTTTGTTTTTGTCTTTAAATACGTTTTGATTGTTTGTAAAAGCCGAATCAATATCTTTAAATACTTTCTTACATTGTTTATACACGGGACTAACCCAGCCTATTTTACAATTAGGTACGTTAAAGAACCAATGTAAGGCTTGATTGATACCAAGTAAAGATTTGCCAAACTGCCTACCAATATTAAGAGCATAGTATTTGTAATGCTCTTCATTAATACTACGGTGTATCTTCGCCTGATTCTCGTGTGGACTGTATAACTTTACTACCAAACTCTGCTTTGATTTCTATATTAGTATTCTCATTCTTAGCCTCAACCTTATCAGTCATGCCTAATTTATTCTTTGCATAGAATATACCTTTGCCCTCGTTAGCTACAATATCAACAGCTAAAGAACAAAATAAATCGTCTATCTTTTTTATAGTGTTACTTTTTTGCTCACAATCGCCTTTTAACCACTCGTAATAAGTCTTCCTAGCAATTGTATCACCTAAGTTCATTGGAAGCCATATATTCAAAAAGAACGCTATTGTAGGTATATGCCTTTCCTTTTGGTTAACTATCTTTCCGCTACCTGTTGCCACTTCTTTAGAATGGTTTAAACATACCTCAACATATTGTTGGGCGTAATTAGGTAGGCTTGTTATAAATTCTTCGCTCTTTGCCATTCTGTTTGGTGTTCGTAAATATCCTGCATTAGTTAATATATATTTTAGTTTTAGCTTTTTTACTAAACCTCTTAATAATTTTCTTTATTGCTTTTTTATCAAATGTAATAAACCAGTTGCCGTCTTTATCAGTGTAACTTGTTTTAGGTGTTACATACCATTCTTTAGTCTTTCCCATCTTAATTCAAACATACAATTATCTCACCTAAAATATGTGAGTTTGCTACATCGCAAGGTAGCGTCATTTTGCTAAAGTCTATCATCTTAAAAAGTTATAGTTACTAATTACTTCATCTAAGATAAGCTTTTTATTTGACTTATCCCAACAATTTAATAAAAAGTTACAGTCTGCTACGGGATCAGTCGTAAAGCATCCAAAGCGTAAACCATCTATTAAGGTAGTTCTAATTAAACCTTGCGCTCCATCTGTATAGCAATGCGTTGGCTTTTGTGCTATTCTAATAGAACCGTCTAATAGTTTTTGTTGCCCCACGATCATATCATAATCGTTTTGATACTTTTTAAATATATCGTAGGTATTGTGATTGAATGTAGTATCGTCATCTAAACCAAAAAAGAAACCGTCTTGTAAATTGTCTAAGGCTTTGTTAACCTTTTTACCCACACCGCTAAGGTCATCAATACAATCAACTGTTAAGTATGGAATGTTATATGCCTGGCATTCTTTAATAAGTATCTCTCTGTGTTTGGCAATTACAACAATCCAATTAATATCTTCATAGTCGGGTATTGAGTCGGCTACTTTCTTAATCATTCCGCTACGGAATAAAGGTGTAAATATATTTAGTTTCATTCGTATATCCATTGTTGAGTTTCTATTGTCCACATCGAATAACATGGGTGAGCCGAGATATGACCAGTAAAGTCAAAGCATTTCATATCCTCGCCATTAACATAACCTATCCACCCTTCGGCATCATGCCTATTAAATACAGGCGGCGCTAACATTTTACGTATGTGAGCTAATGAAGTCCACCAAAACGTACCACCAAAGAATGGTGAACCTCGGTGTTCAACTGAGTGATGTGATGGTCGCATCCAATGTTGACCAACTGCATCAAAGCCCTCATTTAGTTTTTGTACTGCTATTTGCCATTGACCAACGTTGTAATAAGTCATTGACCTGCGCCATGATTGATTAGGTTGTTCAGGTCTTGATGAGCCTTTAGAGTGAGCATATAAAACATAACCATCGTTTTCTAAGGCAAAGTTATACATAGGTATTTGAGTAACTTGTTCCCAACCTGTATCGGATTGAGCAACTATATCAAAATTAATACGCTCATTAATTAGGTATTGAATAACGGATGTACGGTTATGGTCCGCCCCAACTATTCCAATACGGAACGCTGCAAGGTTATCAATAAGCCCCCATTTACGTAGGGCTTTAATATGTTCGCTAACTGGTTCTAACCATTGTCCGTCTGCGTATATGTGGTAATAGTGGTATAGTTTATTTGAATCGCTCATAAAGTTCTTTACGTTTATCAGTTAGCAAATTTAATGAATATTTTTTAGTATCTAAAGTTAATTGTGCAGCCGTATCTTTTACTAAGTTAGGATTACTTAAAATATATTTAGACCATTCGTAAAAGTTTCCCCAAGTTAAATCAAAACTATTTTTTTTAGTCATTAGGGTTGAGTATGGATTAACATTGTGACCCATAAATGCACAACCTTTATGACCTGCTTCAATCATTTTTAACTCAGACTTACAATTATTAAAATCATTATCTATTAAAGGTGCAACTAAAATATCCATTTCATCGTAAACCTTTGCAAATTCATATACCGGTAAAGCACCAACCCTTCTGTATGGTTTACTAATACCACTAGGAAACTTATATTTAACCAATCGCAAACAATACTCACGCTCGACCGGCAATAGTGTTTTAAGGTTATCAGTTAACATACGCTCGTAACCAATGTAAACCGACTCTTCACTCCTAATAGCATTCCAACCTGTAAGGATTACTTGACAGTTACGGTTAAAGTCTGCATCGTATAAAGCACTTTGCACGTCTTTATGTATTGACATAACATCGGGAATATGTGTTATACCTTGCGTAAAGCCATATCTAATCCGTTTAGAATTAATGTGGTTGTTTTGCCACACGCTGTCATCCGTATCAATACCGTTTTCAATAACATAAACTTCTTTATTGTGTTCTTTAATCTTA